CTCTGGTATAACGCACCCAGAACACGAATTTCTGCGGAGGAGTTTCAGTTGGTTTTACTATGGCCACGAACTGATCTGGATCGTTTGGCAATGGCTGATCCTGAGTGCTCCAAAACGTCACTCGCACGCTAGCAGGATCCGCATACCCGTCTGGATAGATCTCTTGTCCATATATCTGCCAACGATAGTCTATGCCCAGAGGAGGCGGAGGTGACGGAGGCAGCGGTGCTGGATTCACACCCAGCACGGTCACGCTGTCATAGAGAATCTGGCCCGTGGCACTGTCAATGGTCTTACCGCTGTTGCTGAAGAAGAACCTCACTTCATCTACGCTTTCAAACACGTATCGCTGCGCTCTGGTCTGTATTATCCAGCTGTTGGTATTATAGAGCACCCTGATCAGCCAGCTGCTGTCTCGATTGGTACCAGTTTGATCCTGCGAGTATGTCTGGCTAAAGGCAGTTCCTGTGGCCAAATTGTCGTTATCTATCACATACCAAGTTTCTGTCTGTTGATTGTAACCTATGCCAAAGGTCTGTGTAGCGTTCATGGCTGCCGTGATAGCTGATATCTCAGCTGAAGTAAACGTGGTAGTCCATGGGGCGCAGATGCTGGTTACAGTGCTATACTGATCTGGCACGCTGCTCAAGGTCACCGCACCAAGACCGTTAGCTAACACGCCAGAGTTGTTAAGCCCAGTTCCATCACCTATCACACTGACAACGCTGGTCCAAGATCCAACATTTGAACCATTGACCAACTTGACCAAACTACCAGATGCTATGTATTGCTCACCGCTGCCTGCGGCTGCATCTTGGCCTAGGCGCTGTGCCTGACCACCTATCTGGAATGATCCGGTGCTGTTTCCAATGTTGGCAGTGGTTAGATTCCAATACAAACCAGGCGCAGTGTAGCGGGCAAACTTGTCATAGTAGAAGTTCTGCAGCTCTATGGAGTCGCCTTCGAACAACGTGCTGCCATTTATCATAGGCTGTATGTTATCCACCACATAGACTTGGTTAGGTGTGCCAACGGTTATGGTCACTTCCTGCTGATTCAGCTCGGTCTCTTCGTAGAGTATCCCATCCGTGGCAAACACATTGATGTTCTGGTAGGTACCTGTTGGATCATTTATGTCTAAGTAACGGCTCTGTCCACTGTATACCCTGTTGATGGCCTTGACCTTGAGCGCCTGGCTGCTCTGTAGCGGGAACAGATTGTAGTCCTCGCCGTTGACCATGCGATCTTGCGTGTAATACACCTGCTCAGCAGCCAGCTGTATCTGCTGGTTGCTCTGGGTAGTCTGGCTGTTAGCTACCGTGTACTGCAGGTTGGTGTTGAATGCCACGCTGTAGGTGTTGAAAAGGTTGTCGTTGTAGCTAAAGTTGAACTTTAGGTTGGTCATGTCTGTGGGACGGATCTGATACTGGAGACCGTTGCTTACCCGGTACCAAACTCGCAATAGTCCAACTGGCACATTACCAAAGTTGCCATCTGCGAATCGCAGGCTGATCTGATCAGCACCATTGTTGTCGCGCGTGATAACGCTGTAGATATTGCGTATGTTGCTGTCTAAGCTGTTATAGATAACGTTGAAACCGTTGACGTTAGGAACAGCTGTCCATTGAGTGGTAACTAGGCCTGCGGTATTGATGTTCTGTACCCAGACGTCTGTTTGGTTGACCCCGTCAATGTTGACATCTATGACCCTGTTAGCAATGGGAAGCTCTAGTAGATAATCAGAATAGCCCATGGTTCCCTGCTTGAAGAACAAGAAGAAACCTGTGTTGTTGCTGTCATAGCCGTTGCCATCGTTCTGATAGATGATGTACCAGCTGTTTACTGGATTAGGATCACGTTCAAAGAAATAGCCAGTGGTACCTAGCACTGTGGCATTACCCCCGCTGGCTGCATTAAAGTCTGGATTGGCTAGCTCAAAGTTCATGCTATTGCCCCCAACCACAGACGTGAATCCTATCACGCTGGTGGGTATAGCAGTGTTGTTGAGCGCATATAGCTCAGTGGGTATGGTACCAACTGTGCCGCTCTTAGCAGGATTACCAAAGTAGTTGGTGCTATTGAGCGCAGCGTTCAACACCAGTATGAACTGTTCCTGCCAATCTGGGTTATTTGGATCATTCCAGTTAATAGGCGTGTTCTTGAGATCAATACCATTGGCATCGTAGATGTCTTGGTTGCTGACTATCTGGTTGATCTTGAGCAGTCCAGCACTGGGTATGCTGCGCTGCGGCTGATAGTTAAGTTGGCGTGCAAGGCGGAATATGCTGCTCCTGCGCTGTGCCGTGTCCAAGAAGTTCTCGCGAGTGTTGAGATCCATCCTGAACGCTAAGCTCTGCCCCAGATAGGCCAGCAGGTCAATGATGGCAACAAACTCGCTGCTTTCAGTCCAATCGTTGAAATCCTCTGGATAGTTGAGGCGAATGTATTCCACCATGGCATTGCGTATGGTTGGAAAATCATAGGCGTTGAAGTTTACCTGCGTAAAGGCCTGATAGATGACCTGCCAGTCTTCGGCAGCAAACAGCTGCTTCTGACGTTGTTGTTGACTAACTGCCATATGGTCCTCTCATCATTTCACTGTATCCAGGTTTACTGCATTCTGGTCAAACGTCACGTTGAAATAGTCCGAGACGCCATAGGGAAGATAGAATAGCTGCATCTGCACGATCACTCCGTTGTTAAACGGTTTGACTATGATGCTCTGCAGCTGCACTCTGCTGTCAGTCTCCACGATCCTCGTGGCTTCGGCCACTATACGTTGTACCACTGATTCCTCAAATGGTTCGAATAAAAGGTTCCAGATGCTGCAGCCATACTTGGGCATCATCACGCGCTCACCAACCAAGGTGTTAAAATGGTTGTAGAGATCTCTCTTGATCAGAGGAACATCGGCGAAGTTTTGGTTCTTGGCTGTGGTATCCAGCGTGCTGAATCCGTAGAACAATCTGTTGGGCGCGATTATGGCCATGATGGCAGCTTTACCTCTGTCTATGTGGATATTTAGCCAGCTTTTTACCACCAAGATCTGAGGTGTGAGCTGTTAGGCTCCGCCACTGTTGATAGGGTTGCCGCCGCAGAAATTGGTAACTTCAGCCCTGCGCCTGTTCTGCAGTCCGGTTATGACCCTACCGCCAGCGTGGCAATAGCTCATCCATTTCTGAGTGACGTCATAGCTGCCAGAGTTCAGTATAGCAGCAATGCTGTTGCAGTTGCCGATGTTGTAGGTAAAGCTGACCAACATGTCAAACTGCGTCTGGCTCAGCTTGGCTGTCACGCTCTTGGCCACTTTCTGCTCTCTTGGCGCAAGATCCTGCTTGAACAGAGCGAATATCTCAGCGTCGCTCAATGGGCTGTTGAGCATCCTCTTCTGGCCGTTGATGGTCACGTAGTTTCCAGCCTTCTCGTCTGGTAGCAGCAGATGCCCTATGCCGATGGTAGGCAAGCCTGCGCTGTCCTTATAAACCTGTGATCTCTTGCCTTCAAACTTGGCTATGAACTCAGCACCTGCTTGGCTTATGCGCAGGCTGCCCGGAGCAGATTGGTCTGTGGCCGGACCGTTGAAGCTGTACTGAGGTTCGCCGTTGCTGCTGTAACCCTTGCCTTGGTAGTTGCCGGGTGGGCTGGTTGGATTGGGCTGACCCTTGAGATCCAATGGTTTAGACTGGGTGCTGAGAACTTGACCAGGTGCTAACGGATCACCAGTGAACGGATCTGTGCTGCTGCCAGTCTCCACATGTCCATTGTAACCCTGGGCAGTAGCTGCGTGGCCCTGGAATGGTTCGTGCGTTGGCAGCTGGCTTACTATGGTATTGATCAGCTTGTTGGTTATATCAGCAGGCGCTAAGGTAAACGCATCCCTGATCTGAGTGTCTATGGGCTGCAGCGCAGCTGGGGCTGTCTTGGCTGCTGCTGGAGCGGGCCCATTGAGATCTATGCGGTTGGCACCAAGGACCATGTTGTTCGTGGAGCCTATGCTCAGCAAACCGTTGCTCTGCATGGTGAGATAGCCACCAACTGCTAGATCATAGCTGCCATAAGCATAGTCAAACATGTTCTTCTGGCTGGTGCGAGCAAACTGTCCTGCGCTCTGCAGATACATGTCATTGTCGCTAGTGAGATGCATGTCACGGTGAGCATTGATCATTATCATGCCAGCTTGCGTGCTGTTGTTGTTGGTGGTCTGCACGCTCTCGTTGGTCGTTTCGTTCTGCAGCGTGCCTGTTATCACGGCCGCGTTGCTCAGCGTGCTTTGATTGCCAGGAGAGAACGTCACGTTGAGGTAGGTCAAGCTACCATCCTCGTTCTTGCTGACATCGCCCAGCGTGACCTTTGGTTGTTTTGGAGGCTGCGTGGTCTGAGTGCTGGTTTGGTTTGGTGGCGGAGTTGGTGTGACTATCTGTCCTATGTTGTTGAGAATATTGGTGACCAACGCATTGGTATCTATCGCACCACTGCTGTCATGGGGTATCACCTGGGTCTGATCTCCGGCACCTACCGCGAAACCATATACTGTAGCATGTGCATTTGGATCATCAGGCAGCACCCAGATGTAGTGAAGAGCATTGATATTCTCGCGTATGGCACGTAGGTTCTCGGTGGTCTGACCAGGATTGTTCTGTCCGTCGTTGTAGTCATAACCTCCCACGCTAACCACTGCGTAGTTTGGATTCTGCACCGACGATGTGCTGACCACTGTGTTTAACACGTTTCCGGTGGTAGCTGTGTTGCTGCTGTTGGTTAAAGCACCAGGATAGTTGGAAGCGATTCCTGGTCCAATCGCACCAGCTACTAGATCACCTACTATGACAACAGGAGCGCCACTGCCTGCCACGTTGCCTGTGGGAGTTGGTATGGGCGGTGCCGCATCAGTGGTTGGGTTGGCCCACGGAATGCCAGTGATGTCCATGCCTGGCACGAATTCGCCTGTGATGCCACTGGTAGGGGCAACTATCTGTGCCTGTGTGTCCTGGACTCGTATGGCA